CCTAAAGTTAAAGTTGTACCAGTTGCTGGTTTTAAAGAATTTGATTTTAAATCACCTGAAACAGTGATTGTATCTCCAGCGTCCCCTAATTGTGTTGTACCACAATTTGTTCTTGGACTAATTTTATTTACTTTTACTTCACTCATAATTTACCTATTGAAATTTGTACCTTATTATTACTATACCTGAACCACCAGTTCCACCGTTTGATCCACAACCAGTAGTTCTTCCTGAACCACCGCCACCTCCACCACCAGTGTTAGCTGTTCCATTAGGACCTGGTACACCTGCTCCACCTGCATTTGTTGCACCGGCTGCTCCACCGCCTGTTCCACCTGCTCCACCTGCTCCATTTGGTTCGGTACCACCACCTCCGCCGCCACCAGCTCTTGCAACGGGAGATCCGGTAATTGAATTTGTTGCACCTGCTCCACCAGCTCCACCAGCATCACCACCACTAGTGCCTCCTCCTGCTTGACCTATTTGAGTTGCTCCACCGCCTCCTGCAATATTAGTAAAAGGACCACCATCTGATGGGCCTGAAGCACCACCAGTTGAACCCTGTGCTGGAGTTGTAGGAGGAGTGTTTCCTGCTCCACCTAGCCATCCACCAGGAGGTCCCTCTGTACTTCCGCCTCCAGATCCACCTGCAGCTCCTTTTGAAAAATTAACTGATGGTCCACCAGGAGCATTTGTATTTCTAGTTCCACCAACACCTCCACCTGCAGATGTTATTGTTGAAAAAACTGAATTACTACCATTAGCGCCTAATCTAGCATTAGGAGAACTAGGGGTAGATTTACACCCACCAGCACCGCCGGCTCCAACTGTAATTGGAAAAGATGTTGCTGTAACTGAAACTCTGTTTGCTGGTGTTGGATAACCATCTAGTGGACTTGCAGGAAAAGGAGCTGAAGGAGAATTAACTTCTCTAAAACCACCAGCACCACCTCCGCCACCACCATAAATAGATCCTGAGCTACCACCACCTCCTCCGCCACCACCGGCTACCACTGTATATGAAATTATATTATCTGCAGGAGCACACGCTACTGAAGTAACAGTAAATGTTCCTGGACCTGTAAACGTATGAATTTTGCAATCACCACTAGTAGTAATAGTTCCACCTGTTGCTTCTATAAATGATGCTTGTGCATCTGAATTAGACCCATCAATAAAAATTTGCCAACCTTCTGTAGCATCTACATAAATAAATACTGCTCCAGCATTACCTTTTTCTAAATTAAAATCAGAAGCTGCACCTCTAATATTTGATCCGTTTCTAGCAACTGTGCATTTATTAGTTCCAAAATTACCATCATAATCTTTTATATAAACAATATTTCCAGCCGATGGTGATGCTGGAAGTGTTGCTGTAACAACTCCACCTCCTGTATCTACAAAATACCCCTCGCCATTTACGGCTGTAAAATCTCCTGTCTTTGCAGTCGTCTGCCAATCAACAGTCCCCGTTCTACCAAAACCTGTTTGAGATGCACCTGATGCTAAAGCAATCGTATCGCCACTTGCACCGATAGTTATTGTGTTAGAGCTTTCATTAATAATGTTAGCTCCGCATTGGTTTTGTATGTTGTTTACTTTAATTGTACTAGTCATTATTGAAATTTATACCTTATTACTACAATACCTGAACCACCAGCATTTCCAGCATTAGTATTATTATTGTTTCCTCCTGAACCACCACCTGTGTTAGCTGTTCCTGCAGTTCCTACACCAGGTACACCTGGACCTCGATTTCCACCACCACCTAGTCCACCACCAGCCGTTGAACCAGCACAGTTATCTCCACCTTCACCACCACCTGCATAATATCTAAAAGCATCTGGACTTGGATTAGCTACTCCATTTGAAGGACCAAAAGCTGTTGGTAAACCACCGCCGGCTCCTCCTCCTCCACCGCCAGGTGCTCCTGTTCCACCTGCTACAGTTGCTCCACCACCTCCTCCTGCTCTATTATTAGCAGCTGTTGAAGGTGCACCATTAGTTCCTTGAGCTGGAGTTACTGAAGGGGTATTTCCTGTTCCACCTGCTGTGCAGCCACTGGCATCCCTTCCGCCACCACCAGAACCACCAGGACTTCCGGTTGTTGTTCCACCTTGACATCCACCACCAAATCCACCACCAGCTGATGTTACTGTTGAAAAAGTTGAATCGTTTCCATTATTACCTTGTTGTCCACCCGAACTTCCAGCTCCACCACCTCCAACTACTATTGGATAACTTTGTGCTGCGAGTGTAATTGCTGTTCCTGAAGGAGTAGGACTTCCATAACCATTTAAAGGGCCTGCTGGAGCTCCTACTGTGGGAGCACATCTTGTTGTATCTAAAAAATATCTAAAACCACCAGCACCGCCACCACCACCTCTATCTCCACCACCAGAGGCTCCGCCTGCTACTACTAAATAATCAGCTGCGTTGTTAGCTGCACAACCTGCAGCTGTAGTTACTTCAAATGTGCCAGGACCTGTAAATGTATGAACTTTAAAATTACCATCAGTGGTTATTGTACCACCTGTTGCTACTATAAAAGGTGGTTCACCAGCTTTTGCAAATTGATTGTCTTGTACGGATCTCCAACCAACTGTTGAATCAATGTAAACAAAAGTAACACCTTGACCCTCTGTATTTAAAGTAACTGTTTCACCAGCTGTTCCACCATTAATTTTTTCTGATCCATTTGGATCAACCTCTAAAGAATTACTATCAAATGTATTATTATAATCTTGTACTGAAACTATTGCACCAGCAGATCCTGCTGGTAAATCAACTTCAAATGAACCACCTGTTGTATTACAAAAATACCCTTTACCATTTTCAGCTGTAAATGTAGCTGTTTTAATATCACCTGTTTGCCAATCTACAGTCCCTGTTCTTCCAAAACCAGATTGACTAGCACCACTTCCTAAAGTTACCGTATCACCAGACCCACCTAGTGTTAAGGTAGTTCCGCATTGTGGTTCGACTGTATTTACTTCTATCTTACTCATTATACTATTACCAATGTCCCTGTTACTGTTATTGTTGCAGGGATAGTTATTGGTCCCGCTAGTACAGCGTTTTCTATAGTTTGTGTACCATCAATCGTTGCCGCTTGATTGGGTATAAATTCATTCGGTCCTGTTTGGCCTCCAATATATTGGATACCATTTATTATTGCAGTCATAATTCCTCCTACGAACTAATTGTATCGATGTACGAAAGAACCACGTCTAAACTACTTGCTGTATCAGAGACGGCTTCTAACGTATCACCACTAGCTAAAACAATTTTTGCTCCACCTTGAATTAATTCAATTGCAGAGTTTGGTGGAATAACTACTCCTTTTGCTAAAAAGTAATCAGCTCCGCCTTTTGCAATCTTAACATCAATTGCAATAGTTGATGTTAAAATATTACAACATCTAATACCAATAACTGCATCGTAGTTTCCACCCGCTAACAGTGTAGTATCTGATGTTCCAATTGTTCTAACTAATACGTTTCTAAAATCTTGTGCCATATTTATTTCCTATAATGCAACCGCCATTGCTAATGCAAAACCATTGCTTGCTGCTCCTACTGGATTACCTGTAGCATCTAAATAAACAGATTTACTTGCAGGTAAAGTACAGAACACATCTTTTGTACCTGAACTAAAGTCTACAGCTGAGTCTGAATTAGAACTGGAGATAACTGTAGTTCTAGTTAAGTTTGCACTTGATGCATCTAGTGTACCAAGTCCAACTTCAAACTCTGTTGTACCTTGATTAAAAATACAATAGTAAGTTGTGTTATTGTTTCCTATTCCTGCTGCAAAAGTTTCAAAACCAGTTACTGCTGAACCAAGTGCCATCGCACCTGTACCAGTGGTTGTGCTTGTAACTTTTACTCTGTCATTTATTACTAAAGCCATTTATTCTCCTATGCCATGCTTATAATTGCATTAGATGGTGTTGATGGATCTGGGAATGTAATTTTAAACGTGCCGTTAGTTGCAGTTTTATTTCCTCCAAAATCTAAAACAACGCAAAGTTTATCACTGTTGGTACTGTTATAAATAGCTGCAAAGGCTGCTGTAAAAGTTGCCGATGACCAAGTTGAATCTGCAAAGTCTACTGAAGCGACTGCTGTTGAAGCAGCAACAGCTTGTGAAGTTAAAGTGTTTCCACCTGCAGTATAATTACTACCTCCACCAGAACTAACTTCGCTAGTTGCAACTTTAGTTGTGCTTGCTGTTGTATACGGATTTGCTGTGTACAACGCTATTTTAAATGTGTTACCACCAGAAGAAAAATCATGCGTTCCCGAAAAGAGCTCTCCTCTAAATGCGAATGGTATTACGTTTGCCATATTTTTTTATCTCCTTTAATAACTTGACGGTGATTCAGATTTGATAGGAAGACGAATAACACCATCATTGTATTC